GCCATAATTTCTTTTTTATAGTAGATGGTCACCTATAGAGATGACCACCTCTATAAATGGTTGTTATTTTAGTTTTTTCTCAACAGTTTGATATACTTGTATACCATCATCTGTCTTGAACCATGAAGCTAATGCTGAATAAGGATTTTCGTCAAATGGTACTGTCATTAACTTAGTACCTGAACTTTTCCATTTAAAAGTTCTATTATCTGGCGATAATTCTATAATTCCGTTTTCAACTGCTTTTATACCAACGTTTCTGATGTTTATATTTTCATCAGAGACTAATTCTAAGAATAAAACAGGATTTCTTTGTGCAAACATCAAGGCATCTCGTTTTAACTCCTTAGAAGTCATGCTAGACACTGAACTACCTAATTCTGTTCTTAATATAGCTTCAGCTTGATCAACATCTATTGTTTTAGCAGCATTCATAGCTTCTAATTGTAGTTCTATCATATCTACATCTTCTTGAGCTTCAGCTTCAGCATTGTACTCGTAATATGTTTTATCCCTTAAAGGGTGATATAGTGATAGAAATTGTTGTAGAAGTGATTTTTCTTTTTCAACAAACAACTTTCCGTTTCTAAAAACGATATGAGCCATACGTTGCGTACCTTTCATTTCGTCTACAAATACAGTTTGTTGATTTCTACAGTATTTAATTTCTCGTTCCATACCTTTTTCTTCATCAAAAAAGTATAGTCCTCTTGTTTTTAATATTAAGACTGGAGGTATTTTATTACCTTTTAATTCGTACAGTCTATCTTTTATTTCCCATTTAGGCGTTGATACAGCCATAGGGGCTTTTGTTTTCTTTTTTTCCATGATATAATATAATTAAAAAAATTAAAAATAAAGGGCTGGGTGCCGTAGCACCCATACCTCTATTATGTTATGTATTATTTTTTGAATAATACGAAGTTGTTAGCAGCTTGTACTACTAAACATCTTTCTGATAGATAGTTAATTTCCATCTTATCGATGTTTGAACTTGTAGGTCCACCTACAGATCCAGTCACCCAAGACTTTAATTTTCTATCGTCAGCAGCACCAGCTCTATATCTAACGTGTAGGAAAGGTCTTCTTACATTAGATCCTACTTGCTGATCATATACTGAAGATGTTCCAGCAGGAATTAATACTCCATCGATAGTCTCACCATCAGCAGCTGTGAAAGCGCCTCTAGTTTGAGGATCGTTTAAGTATTTCCAATCAGTTTTGTAGAAATCATAAGAACCTCTTCTAAAACCTGTAAATCCAAGGTTTAGTGCCATATCTTCTGAGTTTTCAAAAACTCCGTAAGCAGTACCACCTTGTGTTCCAGCTGATAAACTTCCTAAGAAATCATCAATGTCTAAGTTAGAAGATCTGTTTAAGTAAAGCATGTTTTCTTCGATAGCTCCTTGCTTGTCTAGTTCACCTAGTAAAGTATCGAAATCAGCTAATGAACCAGCTGCGTTGTCACCATCAAACATGTCAGTAGCAACAATACCTCTTTTTTCAATAGCAGCGAATAAACCGTCAGTACCTTGTACACCACCGATTAATGCATCAGTTGCGTTGTCACCGCCAGTAAATACACCAGCTCCTTTTTCTTCTGCTTCAACCATTACCATTTCCATATAATCGTTAAATCTCACTCTAGTATCACCTGAAGATTTTAGATACCATAAGTATCCACCTTGTCCAGACTCACCAGCTACTTCGATCCAACCGATCTGAGCAGTGTCAGAACCATTGATTTCAAAGTGATCTTTAATAATAATTGGTCTATTAGTAAAAGTTTTAAAGTTAGGCTCAATTGAACCACCCATTTTATCAGTTCCTTTATCAAATTCAGAACCGTAAACAAAGAAAGTTAAAACACCATCAGTTTCATTACCAGATAAACCTAAAGCAGCGTTTAAGTTAGCAGCTCCATAAGGCGCAATCTTTAATGAGTTAGCAGATGATTCTTCAACTACAATAGCTTTGAATACTTTACCAGTTCCAGCAGAACCAGACTTAATGTATTGACAAACTAATGTATTACCAACTCTTACCGCATGATCTTCAGCAGCGTTAGTGTCGATATTTTTTGTTGCAGAAATTACACCTGTACCAGTGTTTAAAACTCCTTTATAAGATAAGTGTAATCTACCTTGCTCAGACCAAATAACTTGATCAGATTGTAAAGGCATTTCAGCACTTAACATAGATAAGAAACCAGAAATTGTTCTGTTTCCGTATCTGTCAACTTCCTGCTCATACAATTCTGGTAGGTACTGTTGTGCCCATCCAGCAGTTGCTTGCGCAGTAAAATCAATGTAGTTTCCAGCTAAAGTCATCTTTTGATAAGATGGAGAAACTACAGAACTTGCAGCGGGAAATGATCCCGGAGTATATGCTCCCATAATTTTAATTTTTAATTTTTAATGTTAAACTTGTTTTAATAATTTTTAAGCTTGAATTTTTGACTAGAACTATTATCGCCACTTATAACTCTCACTTTTTGATTACCAACTTTGACATTACCATCAGCTGTTTTTCTAGTTAGGTTAATATTTTTAGCCTCACTAGTCATTGTTTTAACAGCATCAGCTTTACCTTGTTCGTAAAAGTGATTAGCTATAGCGTCAGCGTTGCGTGCGGCAAACAAAGCTTTATGATAACCTTTAGCGTCTTGTAGTAAATTCTCTTCACTTATATAGCCATTAAAAGCTTTTAAAACATCATTTTGAGCTTCTTTAGTTTGTTGCACATCTTTAACGTTGTAACGATACTTTTTGTCTCCAACTTGAAAATCAAAACCTTTGAAGTTCTCATTAAAAACTTTATCAGTTTCTTGATTAAAGTGTTTCTGTTGTTTAGCGTTTAGCTCTTGTACTTCGGCCTGCTCTTTATTATAACGGTTGAAAAAATCTATAGCCTTTTGTTGTTCTGGAGCTAACCTTGAACCCAACTTGACTTCTTGGTAATATTTGCTCTTCAAACCTTCCAAATGGTTTTTAGCTTGTGCAACCGCTTCTTTATAAGCAAGCTTTTTTCGCTTTACGTCCCTTGGCTCATCAACCTCTTCATCATAGCTAAAATTATCTTCTAACATAAAATTAACTTCTTCTGAAGTTAGATGAGGTTTTGTAGATCTGTAGTACTCTCGCAAGAGTGCTTCGTTATCTACATTAGAATAATCCGCGTTGAGTCGGACATAGTCCTCTAGCGTTCCACCAGTCTCATTCATAAAGTCAACGACTTTTTGTATGTTTTCTGGTAGTTCCATCTCTGGAGTTTTATCTTCAATTTTTTCTTCAACCTCTTCTTCTACTACTTCTTGTGTAGGTTCTGGTTGATTATCTTCTTGTTCCTCTGTTACTTCTTCCAAAACAGGAGATTCAGTTTCCTCTTTTGTTTCTTCAACAGGTTCTTCTACTTTTTCTTCAGTAGCTTTTTCATCAACCACAGGTTGATCTAAATTAACTTTGTAAGTACCGTCTTCCTGGAAGCCAGTATCTTTTTTAGGTTCTTCAGCTTTAGTTTCTTCAACTTTAGTATCTTCTACTTTAGTTTCTTCAACTTGCTCAACAACCTCTTCTTTGTTTTCTGCCATAATATAATATTATATAATTAATAAAAATTTATCTTGGATCAAATTGTTCCAAGTCAAAACCACCTAAATTGTCAAAGCCGGCAGACTCAAACTTTTTAGCTGGTAAATCTTTTTTTCTTTGATCGATTAATTCAGATTGTTGACTAGCTTGTATTCTAGTACGTTCATCTTTACGATCCTCTTTGTATTTCTCTTTATCTTTAATCACTTGTCTTTCACTATCTTTTAGCTTCATATTTAAATCAAATTCCTTTTGCATTAAATCAAATTTAATTTCAGCTTCTCTTTCCATCTTTTTTATCTCAAGTTCAGCTTCTAGTTGTGCTAATTGAGACTTGCTTTCAGTGACTATTTGCTGCTTTTGAGCTTCAGCTTCAGCAGAAGCTTGAGCAGATTGAGCATTAGCATCAGCATTAGCTTGTATATTTTGCTGTGCTATAGCTTGATCTTTATCTTGTTTCTTTCTTCTTCTAACTTTTAACAATTGATTAGCTAGTTTTAAATTTCTAACTTCTCTAATATCAATAGCATCTTCAAGTTCTATAGCTTGTTGTTGCAATGCCATTTGTATATTATTTTCTAATCTTTGTTTTTCTTCAGCATCAGGTTCTAATTCTAAAAATATACCAAAGTCATGTAAGTTAAGTTCTTTAACTTGATTAAGCGTACCTACATTAAATCTACCTAATGAATTTATAAATTGATTTTGTGTGTTAGAATATTCTAATACGTCTGATACTCTTAATGATACAGCTTCAGCTGTTTTCAATGTTAAGTAAATACCAGCGTCAAGAATATGTTTTGTAGCTGTATTACTATTAGCAGCTGCTAGTTTTTGTAAACCAACTAATGATTTTTCATTTGGTTTACTACCATCTCTAGCCTCGTTTAAACCGGTTACATCTCTAATCATTTGTAAATAATAATTATAAGACTGTATTAAAGCTGATATTTTAGCATTACCACCAGAAGACTGTAATTCTTGTATTGGCATACGTCCTTGATTAAAGTCACCGTCTTGTGTCATTGATCTACCAATAACACTACCAGTTTGAAAATACATATTTAATGCCTCTTGTGGGTTATAGTTTGTTCCATTACCTAAATCTATTTCAGCAAGACCATCAGCGTCTAAATAAACACCATCAGGTACCATACGAGACATTACTTGTTGCAGTTTTAAATGAGTCAACTGTATCATGTCTGCAAAAGAAGTCATACGGCTAACTAAAGACTCTGGTCTACCTTTGTACATACGTGGAGCAACTATATTATAACTCATAGCTACTTTAGTAATATCAGACTTAGGTCTTGTCATGTTTTCACACATTTTCCAGTCTAGTATAATATCATGACCTAATATCTTTACACCACTATACAAAACTTCTATAGCTCTTGAAACTCTTTGAAATTTAGCTCTTGAATCTTTTGGAGGATTAAAACTATCATCTTTTTTCAAAGCTTTATCAGCTCCACTAGCAGTTTGTTTTACCTTATACACTTGATTGTGAAAAGTTTTATATTCAAAATGCATGATAGTAACGTGATTATTATCTTGTTTATCTTCTGGATAATAAACATATCTATCGTATCTAGCGTCTGTATATTTACTCTGTATATCTTCTATTTGCTCTGTAGTTAAATCAGGAAATTGTTTTTTAAGTTCAGTTATAGTAACTCTTCTTACTTCACCAAAATAATATAAATCATCAAAGTATGGTGATTCACTATATGAATATACAACTCTTGACGGATCTATATATTCAATTTTAATTCCTTCAGCTGTATTAAAACTATTTTTAA